CTCCTGAGCTTCGGTTTATACCAGCCCAAAAAAAGGCTATAATAAACCTTGAACTCAAACCGGGGTCCCAATGAACAACCACTACACTTACGCTTATCTCAGGGAAGATGGGACCCCCTACTACATCGGCAGGGGTGTGAAACTCCGGGCGTTCAAAAAACACGGGCGCCACATCTCGGTTCCGCCAAGAGACCGGATTCTCTTCCTGAAAACCAACCTGACCTTTGCCGAGTCAGTTCAACACGAGGTCTACATGATCGCCGTCTTCGGACGAAAGGACAACGGCACCGGAATCCTCCGAAACCTTACAGACGGGGGAGAAGGGATGGAAGGGTTCATTGTCCCTGAGGAGACACGAACAAAACTCTCCATCGCAATGAAGAAGAGACGATTGACCCCAGAGCACAAAGCTCGAATCGCTGCGGCCGCCCGAAACGCTTCGCCTGAGGTAAAACTCCGTAAGGTCGCAAGCAAAAAAGGGAAACCCTTGAGCGAAGAGACCAAGGCAAAAATCAGTGAAACCAAGCGCCGAAACAACGAACTTCGTCGTCTGGGACTTCTCTGATGGACCTCCTGAGCGCCGTGGGAATGGCGACCAAGCGTCGCCAAGATTATATGCAGCAAGCCCAAACTCTCGCTCGAAAATACAAAGAGCAGCCGAATCTGGAAGAACGGATGAAGGCAGAGTCTCTGGGCTTGGTGAAAGGATTGAGGGACAAGTTAATGAGGTGGGAAGAGTATGAGCGAACAATGCTCGACAAAACTCTCACCTCCGCACTTGCCGCCTGCATCCTCGGCTTAAAAGACAAACAATCGGATCAGAAGTTGGAAAAGTGTTGGCCGATCATTATTGGTGACATGCTTCCGCCTCTTACAAAGTTTTTAGCAGAGACTAAAGAATACATTGACTCTGGTGTGTTGCGCCTAGGGGATCAGACGGTAGACTTCGCTGACTACAATCTGCTCGGTGCGGTTCCCGGAGCAATCGATCTTGATGCTGATGCACTCGAAGGAATCAATCCCGAAGAGGAAGGAATCCAGGAAGCCACACAGCAGAGAGCACAAGGCCGAACCTGGCCTTCCCTTGCGGAACGAGTTTCTCGTTACTTAGCAACTCCAACTTTCTCGTTTTACAACCTCGGTGAGTACATGGTGGCCCAAGATATGGGCTATAAGGACATGCGGAGAGTGGCTAAACAAGATAAAAAAGTGTGCGTAGACTGTAAAAACTACGGTGAACAAGGTTGGGCACCTATTGGCGAGCTGCCTATGCCTGGCAAAGGTTGCCGTTGTTATGACCGCTGCCGTTGTTACATCGAATACCGCTAAGGGTAAAACTGGTTACTGCAACTAGGTGATAAACAAGTCCTAGAGCAAACAAACACATTGAAGTCTTACTATCTGAGGACAAAGACATGGCTACAAACGCTGCTCCCGTTTACGGAAAACAGTACATCCGCTACGCAGAAACCTGGGAAGCCCCTACCAACGATCAAGCAGGCACCGTCGGTGTCGTTGAAGTTGGCGAACTTCGTGCTGTGAGCTATGCCACTTGGGCTGGCCCTAACTATGCCGCTCCCGGCGTATACTTCACCGTTCAGCCTACGAACATCTGCGGTATCAACCAGGCCTATATGCCTACCGCCCTGGCTCAACCCTACACCGCCCGCCAGCTGACCGTGGCTACTTCCGGTCTTCTGCTGGTTGAAGTGGATCCCGCTTCGGCCGCCATCGGCCTGAACAGCCAACTGCAGGTTAACGGACTGGGTCAAGCCACTGCGGCTGGCACCCCTGTGAGCCTGGATGGCACTCAGCCCCTGATCCGCGAGAACGTGACCATCGGTGGTCGTCGCCTCGTGCTCGTCAGCTTCGCCTGATAATTAACCTCTGGCTGGGCATCTTCGGTGTAAGTCCCAGCCCTGGTTGCAACCATTTGAAGACAAAATTTAATTTCGGAGACTCCCTCCCATGATGAACCTCCAGCAAACCTATGCTGGTGTAGATCCGATTCTGACTACACTGGCTCAAGGTTTCATGTTGCCGGCGACCAATATCGCCAACTTTATTGCCCCCGTTGTTGACACCCCGACTCGTGCTGGCCGCATTCTGCGCTTCGGCAAAGAGCAGTTCGCCATCAACGACTTCCGTCGTGCATACGGCACCAACATTCCCTACGTCCAGTCACGTTATGACTCGGAGCCTTATGCTCTTGAGCAAGAAGTGGTTGCCTGGGAACTGCCGGAAGAAGTCATTGAGAACGCCGGCGAAGGCCCCGCTCAGGTTGACCTGCGTGCGATTGAAACTCGCAACGCCATGTCCCGCCTGATGAACGCCTATGAGTACACCGTTTCTCAGGCTGTCACCGTAACCGGTACTTACAACCCCTACGAGCCCAACACTGGCGCTGGTAACCAAGACGGTCTGGGCTTCACCAGCTGGACTACCTTTAACACTGCCTACGGCACCGCCTCCGGTCCTTCGGCTTGGTCTTCGCTGACCTCGAACCCGATCGAAGACGTTCTGACTCTGAAGCGCTCGGTCGCCAACCAGATCGGTATCCGCCCCAACTCAATGGTTGTTGGAACCGCCGTGTTCGACCAACTGCTGACCAACCAGGCGATCCTTGAGCGTATCAAGTATACCACTGCCGACAGCATCGACACCGATATGCTGGCTCGCTACTTCGGTCTCGAGCGCGGTCTGCGCGTGGCTGAGGGTCGTTATCTGGCCACCGACGGTAGCCTGCAGCCCGTGTTCCCTGAGAACGGAATCCTGCTGTTCTACAGCCCCAACGGTCCTTCTGACTCCGTTATGCCTGCTGGTGGCGCTAATGCTGCTACCCCCGCTTTCGCTTACACCTACCAGCTGACCGGCACCCCCGCCGTTCGCCCTGAGTACTACATCCGTGAGCGTCGTGTTGTTCGCGCTGAAATCACCGTTGAGCGTGTGGTTAACCTTGTGGGTCTGGGTGCTACTGGTGTTATCGGTTCTGGCGCAATGATCACCGACATTCTGTCCTGATTTAGGACACTAAGGAGGTGTTATCATGGCTATTCTTCGCCCATTGACTAAGGCGCAGTATGAAGTAAGCTTCACTGCGATCGGTGGACCGACTTTTACAGCGGTGTTCACTCAGTTTAGCGGAATCAATGATTCCTCAGATAGCAGCACCTACGCTAATGGCACAGGTAACCGCCTGTTCCACGTTGTTGGACCTCGGACAGCAGACAATGTAACTCTGACTGCCCCCTACGATCCAACAATCTTTAAAACCCTCGAACAGTTTTGGCTGGATTACAACTGTAATCCCATCACCATCACAGTTACCCCCCGTGACTGTTCCGGTGAAGGCTCTGCCCCTGCCGGTGGTCAGTACATTTGCTACGAGTGTCAGTTTGTGAGCATCACGACTGCTGACGTAGATCGCGAAAGCGGCGATGTGCAGACGATCGAGTGTGAGTTTACAGTCAACTACTTTGAGAGAACCTGATAGGTCTCTGCCTAACTCCTACAACCCTCGCTTCGGCGGGGGTCTTTTTGTAGGTAGGGTAAAACCATCATAACGTGGGATAGTTATCAGTCGTATGGCAAAAACGACATTTTCAAGTGGAGTCATCGTCACAAGCCAGTGGCTCAACGGCGCCCAGCAAATCTATTTCGACGGTCAAGATTTAGACTGGCACTACGCCCCGCTCGGCCTCAACTCGCTCGTTCGCACCGGTCCGAACGGTCTGGATGCTGCGTATGTAACGCTAACCACCGATCAACCTGAACTCGATAACAACGGGCTATTGCTCAGTGGAGCTCCCATCAGTGGCGATAAAGTTGTTAGTGGAATGTGGAATTTCGGGTATGACCCCCTACAAGCGGGCAACCCGGCAAACATCCGGGAGAATGCCCCAAAGAGTTACACAACGAACGACAAATATAACTATGCCGGCGGGGCCCCCACCCCGACAGTGCCCATTAAATTCGCCTCTCTTGATGGTGCTGACATCATCACCAAGGACATCCTGGAGCAGTGGGTGACGGATCTGTTTGAGACTTTAGAGGTTGATAACGGCGTTTACTATTCTGCATCTAACCCCGCTTGCCAGAACTACAGCGTCGGAGCTGGTAATTCTGACACCATCTGCCCGCTGTAAGGAGGTTTCTACGTGGCGAGATACGCACCATTACCATCAGTAAGCATCGACCCCCGCAACGAGGCAGAGTTAGTCCAGGCAGCGTCGCAGCGTGTGTATCAAGCGTCTGGGCAAACGCTCAATGACTTCTCCGCTGGTAATCCCCTTGCCGCTTTGCTTGAGGGACAGGCATTTGCTCAAGGTGAGTTCCTGTTTTGGGCCAATCAGTTACCCCAGTCCATTCTAATCGAGTGGTTGGGTCCCTTCCTTGGCGCCATGCGGCGTCTGGGGACTCCCGCAGTTGCTCGCCTAACTCTTACTGTCCCCCCCTCAAACACGGTCACAACCATTCCTGCTGGCACGGCGTTTACCACCAACGCCAACTTGACCGGTGGAGAGAGCTTTACGTTTATCACTGACGCCGAGGTCTCTATCCCTGCCGGTGAAAGCGTGGCTTACACTACTGTGGCCTCGCAGTATGTGGGCGCGGTTTATAACTCCCCCGCCAACTCGATTACTGGTACCTCGGCTATCAACGTCAATGGTCTGACGGCAACAAACGTTCAGCCCGCTTCGGGCGGTAGCGATGTTGAGACTTACCAGGAAGTTCAAGAACGCTTCTTTACCTTGATTCGCCGCCGGAATCCAGTCAGCGCAGAGGACTGGCAGGATTTCTTCACGGATTTCTACGGTGTTGGCACGCAAACTTCGGTGCAACCTAATCGTCCCAACCAAGGCACTTACAACTATGTGACTGATTACCTGAAACCTAATGGTCAGGTGTCATTCTTTGTGCTGGGGCCGGATGGCGTTGAACTCAACAAAAGTCAACTCGAACGTGGGCAAAACGTTGTTAACTACTCTGTTCCCGTAGAAAATCAGGGGCACCTATACCCAATCACTCTTAGCCAAGTTCAGTATAACTTAACGGTTGAAGTGGATGCAAATGGAACTTTCGGCGGAAGTCTTAAAGACAGCTCCTTGAACTTCCGGGACCGCCTCTTTGAGATTCTACGCCCGGGCAACGTGTTCCCATCAACTGTGGACCCCACGGTAAGTGATGTAGACGCCGCTTTTTACTCAACTTTTGATGCCTCCACACGGTTCATCGATCCCCACATCGAAGTTAGTGCCGCCTACAACACTCCCCCACTCCTCGACCCTGCTGCTGCTACCTACACCAGTGTCTACACTTTTGAGCCAA